TAAGGCTCCCGGATTTGAAAACAAAATCGGGACAATATACAGCATTAACGGTGATAGAATAATGATAGAGTTTGGTAAACATGACTTTATCGAAGTTTATAGAGACGAAATTATATTTATATGAGAAAGATAAACTCCTGGACGGTATTATTTACCTTCTGCCTATTGTGTATGGTTGTATTGCTGGTAAGGTCAGTAACGATAACCAATGTTGGGCAAGTATTCCCGGCATTCATGTTCTCCATTATGGCATCACTTTCATGCTTGGGGATATATGTCACCTACAATGAATGATTACACTTAGAATCAGTTATGTATTAGTATTATTCGTACCGCCCAATCTGTGAAGACGGGCGGTATATCCGGGAGATTAGCTCAGTAAGGCAGAGCGGTGCAATCAATGTTTTCAGTAGTTTGCCATTTGTTTACATTGCACAGGTCACGGTGTTCAAATCCCGTATCTTCCACAAACCAAATTATTAAATTATAATTATATGTCGCTTATTAAAAAATCAAACGAATTAGTGATACCGTCCATCATCAAGATGATGATTTACGGTCAGGCTGGTATGAGAAAGACAACTACCGCCTTGAGTGCTCCAAATCCTTTATTGTTGGACTTCGACAACGGTGTTAAACGTGTAAACATGTCACATCTGGACGGGGTGGATATTGTTCAGATAACATCATGGAGCGATGTTCAACAGGTCTTACAAGAAGATTTGTCCGCATACCGTACTATCGTGGTTGATACCATTGGCAAAATGATGGACTTTATTATTTCCTATAAATGCGGTACCCGGCAACCGCAAATAAGGGATTGGGGTGGAATTAACCAGGAGTTTTCCGGCTTTGTCCGCAACTTGGCAAACTTGAACAAGAACATCATCTTCGTTGCCCACCGTGACACAAGAAAAGAAGGTGACGATACGGTATTCATTCCTGCATTGCGAGAGAAGTCTTATAACTCAATTGTTACCGAACTTGACTTACTGGGCTACATGGAAGCCAAGAACGAGAATGGCAGAATTAAATGTACTATCACTTTTGACCCAACAAGCCGTAATGACGGAAAGAATACTTGTAACCTTCCGTCTATTATGGAAGTTCCTACCATTCTTGATAATAACGGTAATCCGACTGCCAAAAACGATTTTATCACCACACAAGTGATTAATCCCTATCTTGCAATGCTGCAAGTAAAGAAAGCCGAGATTGACAAATACAACAAAGTGATAGAGGAAATCAAAGAAAGTATCGAGTTTATAACTGATGCCAAGTCCGCTAATGAGTTCGCCTCTCATATTAATGAGTTTGAACACGTTGGTAGTTCTTTGATGAAAGCGAGAAGCTTGTTTGCCGCTAAAGTGAACTCTTTGGGGCTGGTCTTTGATAAAGAAACTAAAACTTATTCAGATGCAGCAGCCTAATTACCGCATATATGCAACACTTTTAGATGCCTTTTGGGGGTATCTGAATAGTGATGTGATTTGGGATAAGTATTGGGGGTGGTCAGAAAATCCACCCCACACTCCCGAAGAATTTCACGAACAACAGTTTCACGAACTGATAGACCGTATCAACCGAAAGCCTTTTGACAGCGAGAAAGCGGATCGCGGCACTGCCTTTAATGAAGTGATTGATTGTATGATTGAGAATCGGAAATCTGAAACGGTTAAAGTTGAGAAGGTGTATAAGGTTAATAAATTTGGTGCATGTGATGAAATGGGGAAGCCTCTTTATTATGATGAAGAAGAAACAAAGGAAGTTATTGCACTGAAAGCCACCTACAACAATCGTGAGTTCACTTTTCCTATTTCTCTTTGTCGTGAGTTTGCCGCCTACTACAAAGGCGCACTGACCCAGCAACGAGTAGAAGCAATCCTGCCAACTGCCTACGGTAACGTATTAGTTTACGGTCTGATTGACGAACTGATGCCTACCAGTGTTCACGACATCAAAACGACTGGCAGTTATACCGTAGGGAAATTCAAAGACCATCACCAGCACCTTGTTTATCCATACACTCTTATGCAGAATGGGTCAGATGTGCGAACGTTTGAGTATAATATTGTTGAGTTCAACAAGGCAGGTTATCCAGTAGATACTTATACAGAGACATACGTTTTCAATCCCAAACGTGATATTCCTATTCTTACTAATCATTGTGAGGAGTTTATCCGGTTCTTGGAAGAAAACAGAGAACTTATAACCGATAAAAAGATATTTGGAGGAGAAAATAATGAGTAAAAGTGTCAATCAGTGCCTTATTATAGGTAACGTGGGCAAAGACCCCGAAACAAGGACGCTTGATAACGGCGTAAAGGTTTCCACATTCAGCGTTGCGACTTCTACGGGAGGTTATAAAAAGCAGGATGGAACAGATGTGCCGGAGAAAACTAGCTGGCATAATATTGTCGCATGGCGTGGAATTGCAGATATTGCAGAAAAGTATGTCCATAAAGGGGACAAGGTAACAGTGTTCGGAACTATCAGCTACCGGGAGTATGAGAAAGACGGCATCAAGCGGTATATAACAGATATACTTGCTTATGACATAGTTTTGGGGATCCGGTCTGAAAGCTCGTCCTCAAGACATGCCATAACAGAGAGCGACGCGCCACAACAAAGCGATTTCCCACCAATGCAAAATGTTGGTGACAATGACCAATTACCGTTTTAGCCTATGGAAAAGAAAATTTGTTTCAAGTGTGGAATATTAAAGCCTTTATCAGAGTTTTACTCTCATCCACAAATGGGTGATGGTCATTTAAACAAGTGCAAAGAATGTACTAAGAAAGACGCATCTAAAAGATACTCTGAAAAATCAAAAGACGAATCTTGGATATATGCAGAACGCGCAAGAGGAAGAGATAAATTTAAAAGACTTGGCTATAAAAACAAATTCAAAAAAATTACAAGTATTTGTAAGGAAGAAAGTAATATTTCAAGAAAAATCCGTGCAAGAGGATACAATACCAAAGAGAAAGAAGCTCATCATTGGAATTATAATAAACCAAACTCCGTGTTTCTTTTGAGCAGAAAGGCACATAGATGTATTCACAAGTATATATCTGTAAACTACTTAGATAAGTTCTGCTATACTCATGATGGTGCTGTTATAGACACATTAGAAAAGGCTAAATTGCTTTTTAGAAAATGGCTTGACATGAACGGTATAGATGAAAGCCTGCTACATGTAGATATAAAGCCGTTGATAAATATAAATCGCAGCGATTGAGCAAGTAAATAAAACTTTTATTTTATGAAATACGACGGTTCCAATCCCCTCCACGTCCAGCAGGCAAGAGCAAAGTTTGAGAAGCTAATAAAGGAACGAAAAGTGTTTGAGTTGACCGAGAAGAAACCTCAAAGGTCTTTGAGCCAGAACAAATACTTATGGCTTCTTATTGGATATTGGGCTACACAAACTGGATATACAAAGGAAGAGTCGGAGTTCATATACAAGGAAGTAAACAAGGATATTTATTTTGTAGAGAAAGAAATAGCTGGGATGAAGACAATATATGTCAGACACACATACGAACTCAATACAAAAGAAATGTCTTTGTCTGTTGAGAAATGGAGAAACTGGTCGGCTATGAATGAGGTATTCCCAGTATATCTTCCTGCTCCTAATGAAGAATACCTGTTACAATTAGCTCAAATAGAGGTTGATAGGATGAGTAAATATATTTAATTTATCATTTTTATGGAAGAAATTTGGAAAGATATACCAGGATATAAGGGTAGATATCAAGTTTCTAATATTGGTAGAATAAAAGCAACAAGAAACGGGCATGAACGAATATTATCCGGATCGTTAGATAAATATACTGGTTATAGAAGTTTTTGTTTGTGTAAAGATGGTGAGATTAAAAGGTTCTCTGCACATAGAATTGTAGCAGAATCGTTTATCCCCAATGTTGATAATAAACCCGAAATTGACCATATTAACACAGTTAGGCATGATAATAGAGCTGAAAATTTGAGATGGGTAACAAGAAAAGAAAATATAAACAACCCTATATCTTTAGAACGCCTGCGTATTGCATTTACAGGTAAAAATAGCCCTCACTATGGCAAGAAAAGGTCGGAAGAAACGAAAAGAAAGATTTCAGAAGCTCTAAAGTCAAGTCCATTAAATCATGGTCGTACAGGAGTTCGGTGCAAAAACTCACAACCTGTATATCAGTATGATTTAAAAGGAAACTTTATAGCTGCATATGCAGGACAAGCAGAAGCAGCAAGAATGACAGGAATACAACAAAGTGATATATCTTTAGTTTGCAATGGGAAATCAAATATCGCAGGTGGCTATTTATGGAGAAAGACACACGTGGATAAAATAGATGTCAATATAAATTATAAAAAATTCATTAAAAACAGAGCCGTATTGCAATACAGCAAGGATAATAATCTAATAAAAGAATGGAGTTCTGTTTCTGAAATATCCAATGTATTAGGATTTAGAGCAGCAACTATACGAGCTTGTTGTAGTGGCCAGATAGCTGTATCACACGGATTTATTTGGAAATATAAATGGTGAATCTTTCTACTGAAAACAAACATCAAATACTGATGTACGTCCAGCAGGAGATAGATATTGAGAAAAACAAAAATTACATTTAAATGAAACTCACCCTTACAAAACATGAAGTGCTTCTCCTTCAAAAGCTACTTTACTCATACAAGGAATGTCTGCCCGATGGAACGACGGAGAAGCATGGACGTTTTGTCGGGAAGCTGAATAAGAAAATCAAAAGACAAGTTATTAATCAATTTAAACAATAACATGAGAACATTCGAAGAACTAAAACAAGAACTTCTGAACCGGGCAAAAAATGCAGGAGCATGTGCTAATGGCTACAGAATGGGTCTTGAATCAAAAAATAAATTAGATCTACTGAAAGCCATTACTGCTAATTGGTTTTGGGTTTTAAGAACAGCCAGAATAGTTGATGCAGCTTTCTTGGAAGATAACTTCACGAAAGAAGAGCTTTCGGAAGCTGGAATATACACAAAAGAACACCATGAAGTAAGTAGTGCTTCTTTTGCCTACGGCAGCGCAACGGTGGAAGCCTACGACAGCGCAACGGTGGAAGCCTACGGCAGCGCAACGG